AGTTGATGCCCAACAAAAAACACAAGACGATTCTATAGTAGAAAACAATGATGATATTGCAAGACAACAAATTGAGATAAGCAACCAACAAACAAGTATAGATAAGAACACAAGTGACATTGATACAGACAGTTCAAGAATTACAACAAACGCAACTAACATTACAACAAACACATCTAACATAGCTAAGAATACTGCTGATATACTTACTAACGATGGAAATATTGCATCAAATACAACTAAAACAGAAAATAACGATCTTGCTATTGGTGCAGTATCAGAAGAGGTAGCAACAAACACAAGTAATATATCTACTAACTCAAGCAACATATCTAGCAACACAACCGCTATTGGTACGCTATCAGGACAAGTAGGACAAAACACAGAAAATATAGCAGAGCTACAAGATAGCATATTCTTTAGCTCAGCATACTCTGCTGATTATCCATCAGCTCCAAACAGAGATCCTGAAGATGGTAATATGTACTTGCAGAACTTAGCTTTATTTACATACAGTTATGCAGAAGCAACACAAATATTTGCATCTAAGACAGACGAAGCGGGAAATATTCGACAATTCACTGCAATTAAAGCTGGTGATTCTATTGTACTAAATGAGGTAGAGTCTCCAAACTATGGTAGATATGAGCTTGTTAGCGTTGAAGATGTATCAGATAGTTATGTTGTAATGAATGTTATACCACAACTAGGACAAGGCACAGTAATTACAGGGGCTAAAGTAGCTTTCCAAGCATTTCCTAAACCTGGCAGTGATAGCATATGGACAGAGTCAGGTAATGATGTTTACGTTACTAATAATAGTAATGGGTTATATATCAACACAGCTGGTACTAACTCAGTTAATTTGATTGGATATAATGGTACAAAGTTTGATGACATATGGCTAAGAGGTGGGAATACTCCTGACACAGGTCTTGGGGTTATGGCTGATGGTAGCATAATTGCTTCACAAGACATGACAGTCAATGGTGTTAATGTTGGTAAAGGTAGTGGAACAGGCGAGAACACATCACTTGGTAAGTTGTCTTTAAGTTCAAATAGCACAGGTAATTACAATGTTGGAGTGGGTTACGTAGCATTGGGAGCTAACGAAACAGGAGCAGGTAACACGGGACTTGGTTTTCAAGCCTTATCTACTAATGTTGGAGGAAATGACAACACGGGTGTAGGGGTTAATTCTGGCTCAACATTAACATCTGGTTCTAACAATACACTGATTGGAAATAACGCTCAACCTTCAGCAAGTGGTGTAAGTAACGAAGTTACTATCGGTAATGATGCTGTAACAGTTACTAGGTTGAAAGGTAATGTAATAGTTGGAGGTGGACTAGGTGTTGGTGTAAATCCTGGAGACTATAGTTTATATGATTCAGTCTTTAAAGTGCCAAATGGGTCTGGTATTGGTATCACAAAAGACAACCTTACTGATAATGCTTACCTTTACTTTGGTAGTGGTACAGCTAGTGCTGACGCACAACAATCAGCTATTGCAAGTATTGGCAGTAATTTAGTTATTAAAGGTGGTGGTAATGAAGCTATTACTATAGGTAATGGTGGAAATACCACTATTAATAAAGCCTTAACATTTTCTAGTATAGGCTCATCTTCAGCTCCAGGTAACCTTGTGATTGATGGCAATGGAACAGTTCTTAAGTCTACTACAACAGCTTATTCAAAACAAGAAGTAGAAGGATTGGTAAATGCAAAAGATGAAATCATTAATAAATTAACAGAAAGATTAGATGCATTAGAAAAGAGAGTTAAGTAATGTTTGGATTTACAACCTTTGCTGGTGCACCTTTTGCTTCAGTTGGTAAAGGAGCAGTGCTGACCAGTGATGTATTTATACTAGGCGAAGCTATCTATAACGTTAATGCTAATGTAATATGGAAAGGTGATGTATTTATACTAGGCGAAGCAGCCGTAACTGTAATGGGAACTATAAATGGGTCAGGATGGGTAAGACAGAATCCAGACACACCAGAGTGGGATGTAGCTAAGTCAAAAGATTGGAATAGAACTTTATAACTAAAAAGGAATAATTATGAATGTATTAATAGTGGTCGCTTTATTGGGAGCAGTAGGCTTAGGATTTGAGAATGATTGGAAGGTAGTAAAAGGATATAAGACACTGCAAGAGTGTCAAGAAGCTCATCCTCATACCCCCAATACCATGACATCTTGGTCATATAATGAATGTAATTTTTTAGCATACAAACTTCAAAATAAATAAGGTAAAACAATGTCAAAAGAAAAGATAAGTCAGTGGGACACTAACCCAGCTTCAAATACCGATGTAGGTGGAATATCCATTGCAGAAAATTGCCCTCCAGGTAATATTAACAATGCAATTAGAGAGGTGATGGCACAAGTTAAGAACTTTCAAGATGGCTCATCTGGTGATAGTTTAACCCTTAATGGTACATTACAAGGCAATACCAATGCTAACTTTCCTGGAAGCTCAACAGCTAAAACTATGCCAGCTGGCGATAATGGAACTAAAATTGCAACAACTGCCTATGTTGATAGAGAGACTGGCTCGTTAGGAACAATAGCTAAACAAGATGCTAATGCAGTTGCTATCATTGGTGGCACTATTGGTGGTGCAACAAAAACTGGTCAAGATAACAGTATCTTTATGCAAGAAATTGGTACAAATGCTACTGGTAAAAAGACAGTGTCTAGCTTATCACCTAGTGGTGGTGTTAATGGTGACGTGTGGTACAAAGTATAAATGGCTGGAATATATGTAAAAGACAATGGAACTTGGAAGCTTCCTAAGTCTGTCTGGGTAAACTCAGGTGGCTGGAAGGTGTGCCAAAATGTCTATGTAAATAGAAATGGTGCTTGGAAAGAGATGATTAAGTCTGTTACGTTATCATCTAGTCAAAGCAATTTTAATCTACATAGCTATGTAGGTAGCCCAACATCACCTTTATCATTGATATTTAATATAGAGTCTAACGTTGAGATATCATCTTATGATGTGTTGCCACCATATTATAATGGTGTAGCAAGATTTAACATAGCACCTAGAACAAACGCATTTACTGTAGGCAACTTTCCAGCTGGCTCAACTGTAATTATAAACAATAATGGTTATATTTCAGGTGGTGGTGGATTTGGTGGCTCAGGTTCAAATAAAATATCTAACAGCTATAATTATCCAAATCTACCTGGTGCTAAAGGTGGTGATGGTAGCTATGGAATCACTAAAGGTAGTAATAATAGCTTTGATTGCACAGTAGTAAACACAGGCACTATTGCTGGAGGTGGAGGTGGCGGTGGTGGTTCAGGTGGTTCAACTTCGTACGACGGAGCTTTTAACTTGGTTGGAAATGGTTACTGGGATGGTGGTGATGGTGCTGGTATTACAGCTCCTTCAGCGACAGTAGGGCAATCTATTGCTCCAACAACTGGGGCAGGTCTTCAAGGTGGAAATGGTAGAGGTGGAGATTGTGGTCAAAATGGACAACCAGGATACTCTTTAGGCAACACTGGAAGCCCCACATACTCTGGTGGAGCTGGTGGATTAGGTAAATTTGCTGTTAACGCAAACGGAATAGAGGTAGCAGTTTCTGGAACAATTTTAGGTGGGGTAGGTTAATGACAGTTAAAAGAATAGCAATGGGTGAATGGGCGCCAGATCTTCCTAGCTCAACAGGCACAGAAAATAACAACTTAGCTGATGCTAAAAATGTGTTCCCTAACAACGTTGGCTATAGTCCTTTTCCTTCAGCTGAAATAGTTTCCCCAGCAGCAGATGAAGATTTAACATCTGTCTATGCCGGTAAAGAAGGTGACTTAGTACAAATATTTACAGGTGGTGAACAAAAGTTATATATTGTTTATAGTGATAACTCACCATTGACTAGAAGAGCTTTAAGCTTTGATGGTCCTGTTGTTATTACAGACGCTGGCAGAACATCATCAGCATATGCGCCTTCTGAAGAGCCGTGGCACTTTGAGCAATTTGGACGCAAGGCATTGGCTTGCAAAAATAACAATGTATTACAACAATGGACAATAGGTATCTCTGTAAACTTTACAGATATACCAACTGCACCAACAGCTAAATGCATGACTATTGTAGGTGATCAAGTGGTAGCTGGTAATATTGGTGCTGGTGATGACCCTAATCTTGTTATGTGGAGTGATTTAAACAATGAAGAGAACTGGGTGCCAGGACCAGCATCACAAGCTGACTCTCAGTTTATTGCTGATGGTGGTGCAATTCAAAATATAACTGGTGGTGAAATTGGAATAATCTTCATGGACGAAGCGATTTATCGTATGTCCTACGTAGGTAGCCCTCTTTTCTTCCAGTTTGAGAAAATATCTACCATAGGTTGTTTTGAAGGTGCATCCGTTATTGAAGATAATGGCACATCTTATTACTTAGCTAAAGACGGTTTTTACATGACCGATGGAAATGCTGTAACTCCTATTGGGACAAACAAGTGTGATGAGTGGTTCTTTGCTAACGCTAAAGTTAAAGATTTAATAACGATGTCAGTTACAGTTAACCCTATTCATAAGTTAATTGTATGGAACTTTGAAGATAACTTTGGTAAAAGACAAAACTTAATTTACCACACAGAATCAGGTAGATGGTCAAGGTGTGAGACAGACGCAACAAGCGTTGGTGCTTTAGCTACATTAGGCACAACATTAGAAAAATTAAGTGTTTTATATCCTAATTTAGACAAGGACGTACCAGCACCGCTAGATGATCGTGTCTATATTGGGGGTAGGTATATATTTGCCGGAACTACAGGTAAGCATTTAGTTTCATTTACAGGCCCATGTATTAACCCTAGGTTGGAAACATTAGACATTGAAGATGGTTACCAATCTGTTGTTACTATGGCAAGACCAATTATTGATAATGGTTCTGCAAACATCTCTGTAGCATCAAGACAGGCATTAGATGACACAATAGAATTTGGTGTAGTTGCTGAGCCTTATGAGAATAGAAACAATTTAAGGTCTGGTGGTAGATACCATAGAGTTAGAGTTGAGCCTGTAGGTAACTGGACAACAGCAGTAGCAACTGACTTAACAATTACACCAAGTGGGCAACGATAAATGTATAAAAAACTACAAAACAAAGCTACACCAAGGGAAGTTGCTGAGGTTGTTAATGGTGTTTTAAATGGTAAACTTAACTCAACAGGTACAATAGCATTAAACAATGGTGACACTAAAATAACAGATGAGCGTATTGGTTATGACAGTGTAATATTGTTTAGCCCAAGAATAGCAGAGCCTTCTGGTAGTCCTTTCGTAAAAATTAAAGCCAAGGGTGAAGCAATTATTGCATTTAACGGTGTTGCTGGAACTAACTATGATTATGTAATTTTAGGTTAACAATAATAAGGAGCAAGGAGTATGTTAAAATTATTTGCAGTACCGACACATTTAATTCAAAACTGGTGGGATATAGCAGAGCCACAGATTTCTAAAGCTTTTGAAAAGGGTGACGACGAAGTAAGGCCTGATGAATTAAGAATGCAAGTAGCACAAGGTCAACAACAGCTATTAATGGGTATGAACCCTAAAACAAACGAATGCCACTGTGCATGGACTGTACAAAGTATAATGTATTGTAGAGAAAAGGTTGCTTATATAACTTATATTGGGGGCAGAGATACAAGGCATGTATGGCCACAATTTATAGAGTGGTGTAAGTTAACAGGACACACAAAAGTACAAGGAAGTTGCAGAGACGAATCAATAATGAAACTATGGGACAAGCTATATAATATGAAAAAGAAATACACAACAGTAGAGTATTCAATCAACCAAAAGGAACAAGTATGATATTGCAATTTAAAGTGTGGCTACTTAAAAAGCTATTAAATGATGTAGCTAAAAAAGGCATTGAGGGTGATACCAAACTTGCTCACATAAACAAATTTGAAGATAGACTACTCAAGCAAATGGGCGGTGAGGGAAGCATAAACCCCAACACTGGACTAACACAGTATAAAGGCGGTGGAGGTGGGGGCGGAAGTCAACAAACTTCTAACGAGATTGATCCTATGCTAAAACCTTATATTTCCTATGGTTTAGATGAAGCTAAAAATTTATACACTGGTGGCGCACCTGAGTATTACGGCGGACAAACCTACCTTGGACCCAACGGCAACCAAACTAGTGCAATGAATCAAATGCAAGCAAACGCTAACGTCAATAGTGGTATGCTCCAGAATTCAACTGATTTAAACAACCAAACAATACAGGGTGACTTCTTACAGAATAACCCAAACTTTGACCGTGTAATGCAAACCGCTGGAGATGCTGCTACAAAACAGTATAACAATGCAATGCAAGGTACTAACTCAATGGCTTCACAATCAGGACGCTATGGCAGTGATGCACATATGAGAATGGCAAGTGATAACTCAAGTAACTTAGCTAACTCCCTTGCAAATACTGCTGGACAGCTATCCTATGATAATTACGCAAATGAGCGTGGCAACCAAATTAATGCTATGAACAATGCTGCGCAAATTTCTCAAAATCAAAACGTTGGAGCTAACAACCTTATGCAAGCCGGAGGATACCAAGCAAACTTTGATCAGGCAGCACTTGATGCAGATATATCTCGACACGACTATGGGCAAAATGCACAACAAATGCACTTAAACAACTATCTAACCGCTTCTTACGGGGCTCCAGGTGGTTCTAATTCGACAACAACTTCATCATCAAGCGGAGGTGGTAAATAATGGCTTCAGGAATGTTAATGGGCGCTGGAATCGGCGCAGCAACAAGTTTAGCAACGGGAAATGACCCACTTCAGGGCGCTGCACTAGGTGGTGCTAGCGGTGGCTTGGGGGGAACAGCAATGAGTTCAGCACCAACTTTTACAGGGGCAACATCAATGATGCAAGCACCAACAATTATGAACGCTGGGGCTGGTGGTGCGATGGGTGGTCTAGGTGGTGGTATAGGTGATATGGCATCAAATGCAATGGGTGGCTTCACAGATATGACTGGTATGACAGGTCAAGACTTAGGCGCTATGGCTTTTAACAAAGGTGTAAATGCTTTAGCTCAACCACAACAACAACAACAACCGCAGTTAAATGTACCACAAGCAAGCATATCAAGACCTCAATTCCAACCAGGAATGCAAGGTGGTGGTATGCTATCTTCCAATCCTATGCAAAGAAAAAGACAAGGACTCTTATAATATGAAATTCTTAAATGATATTGCTGGCTCTGGACTAAATGTCTTTGGTGCTGGTGGTAATGGAACAACAAAACAACTTGAAGAGTTAGGATTACTTGCTCCTGGTGCAAAAGAAAAGGCGCAAAGTCAATCATTAATGAGGGGTTTATTAGGCTCAGTAGTAGCTTATGCAGCTCAACCTAAGAATCAAGGATATGGTTCTGGACTACCTTATATAGCTAAAGGACTTCAACAAGGAATGATAGAAGCACAAAAGCCATTTGATAATCTTAACGTAACAGCTACGCAAAACCAAAAGATTAAAGCATACAAAGACGAACAAACAGATAAAGATAACTATGCTGAATTTGGTAAAGGCTTAGGTGCGCAAGCACATAATGACACTATGCAATTTAGAGTCCCAGGTAATAAATTAAACCCTAATATGTATGATTCAGAAGGCAATCAAGCTGGACCTAGTATGTTAGATAGTAATTACAGACCTGAAGATACAATGGAAGAGCAAGGTTTCTTTAATAAGCAAAAGTATCTTAACGAAAAACTAGCTGATGGCACAATTAACATAGATCAATATAATGCTAACTTACCAGGTGACGATGAATATGTTGCAGTAGGAAGTCGTTTATACAACAAAACTAAAAAAGAGTATGTTGATGCCGGTGAAGGTGGTCAAATTGATTGGGCTAACATGAGTCCAGCTGCAAAAGAAATTGATAAACAATTTGGAACAATTATCTCTGAGTTTAGTATTAATGCTGGAGATCAAGAAAAACAAATACAAGAGCTTACTATGGCTACAGATATGTTATTAAATGCTCCAGAGGGTGAAATTACAGGAAAACTTGCTGGTGCAGCCCTTGATTCTGGTCTTTATAAATCAGGAATGTATACAGAAGCCAAAGCCGTTCAAGATAAGGTATTAGGTGTTGTACAAAGAAGCTTAAGAGAAACTTTGGGTGCGCAGTTTACAGAAATTGAAGGTAAAATGTTGATGGAAAGAGCATATAACCCTTACTTAACACAAAAAGAAAATGCTGGACGTGTAAAAAGGTTATTAACATCTGTTCAAAAAGCCTATCAAGCTAAAAAACAAATGGTTGAATACTACAACAAGAATAAAACATTATACGGATATGAAGGCCAATCTTTAGCTTCTATTGAAAATGACGTAAGAACCTCATTAGATGATACAGTATCTACAAGTGGGGCGACAATTAACCCTGATGAATATGAATTAATAGAGGATTAACATTGAAAGAATATAAACTCAAAACGCCTGATGGTCGAATTGTTAAGATAAAAGGACCAGAGGGTGCAACTAAAGAGCAAATTATACAGATATACACTCAAATCTCTGATAGACCTGAAATCAACAAGTTTGCAGAAAGTGCAAGAAAGATTGCGTCTGGTGCAACTTTTCAGTTTGCTGATGAGGGTGAAGCTTATCTAAGGTCTCGTAGTGGTAATGAAAGACTTACTACTACAGATGAATACAAGGCAGCTTATGAAGAATATAAGTCTCTTCCAACTTACGCAAAAAGAAATGAGCAACAAAAAGCAAGAGCTTATGAGTTGACTAAGATATTAAAAGCACAAAAAGAAAGAAAAACATCTGAAGTTGACGCAAAAGAAAACACTGAGTATAGGCAGATTAGAGATCAGCTTAGAGGTCAGTCAAAGGAATTTGAACGTCAAAATCCAAAAACTGCTCTAGCATTAGAAATAGCCGGTGGTATTGCTACTCCAGCACTTGGTATGGGTGCTTTAAAAGGTGCATCTACACTAGCTAAAGTAGGCACAGGAGCCTTACAAGGTGGTCTATTTGGTGGTTTATATGGCGCTGGTGCTGCTGAAGAGAAAGAAGATATGTTTGGTGATGCTGCAAAGAACGCTGCAATCGGTGGAGTAATGGGTGGACTATTCTCTGGAATAGGGTCTGCTCTTGCACCTAAGATACAGAAAGGTGCATCTCAACTAACGAAAAAAGGTATACCAATAACTCCTGGTCAAGCCTTTGGTGGCTCATTAGACAATGTAGAACAAAGAGCTGGTTCATTTATGCCTGGTATAAATAGCTCAAGAACTAAAGCTATTAAGAAATGGAACTCTACCCTTATTGACGATGTTCTTAAACCTTTAGGATATAAATCTGGTAGCGTGGTTGATGATGAAATTACTGAGTTAGTATTAAAAGGCCAAGAGCTATTGTCCAAGTCTTATGATGATGTTTTACCTATGATATCTGTAAAGTCTGATGACGTATTGGAATCTAACCTTAAAAAGATATTTAACAAGCAAATGCTAGTAGGTGACGTAAAAAGAAAAGCTGCTAATGAGATGAAAAAGATTAAAGGGTATTTTAAAGGCAGTAAAATATCTGGACAATCTATTAAGAAGGTGCAAGAGCATTTAGGCGACAGAATACAGGCATACGCGGGCGTAACGAATGCAGATGATAAGGCTGTTGGTGAAATGCTAAAAGATACTTTAGATGCCTTTATGGACACAGTTGAGAGACAAAATCCTAAGTACGCCGGTAAACTAAAAGAGATTAACAGAGCTTATGCTAAGTTTGTAAGGGTAGAAGGTGCGTCTGCTAAACTTAATGGAGCTAAACAATTTACTCCAAAGCAGTTTGGACAAGCAGTAAGACAAGCAGACAGATCTACTAGAAAGAGAGCCGTTTCAGCTGGTAAGGCATTAATGCAAAGTGCTGGCGAAGACGCTGGAATACTTGGTGCTAAAATACCAGACTCAGGAACTGCTGGTAACTTAATCACTAACAATATATTAATGGGTTCAATTGGTGGTGCTGGTTTAGGACTTGTGTCTCCATGGATGATTGCAATACCTGGATTCTCTAGGATGTTATATTCTGAAACGGGTATGAAATTGTTTAACAAGTGGATTAACTCTGGTCAATCAAGACAAGCGTTAAGAGAAATGGCTAAGAAATACTCTGGAACTGCAGCTTCTGGTCTTTTAACACTTCAAGACTAATGGAGCCAATTACATTAATATTCTTATCAGGCCTAGTCTCTGGAATTGTGGTGGGAGATGCTCTCGATCCAATAGGCTTATCTGATGGCGACAATCACAATGTTGTTAAAGAATGCACAACTAAAACTACTAGATCTAAGGTATATGATAAGGAATTAAAGGAATATATCTCTAACGAATATGTAGAAGAAATATGTGTAGGGCGATATGTACCCCCTGATAGACCTATCCTTAACGCAGTAAAGAACAAAATAGCCCATTAATAGTGGGCTTTTTTTGGTTTAAAACACTTGACATATGTTTTATATGTGCTATAGTGTGTATATTAGATGGAAATATTAATTGAACCTAATTAATAAATAAAGTCTAAAAAGAGTTGACAAGTAACAAGAAGTATGTAATAATGGTTTTGTTAGATAGGAAAAGGAGTGGCATAGGGGCAAAGCCCCAAAACCCAGTCTCTAACAAAAAGTAAGAAAAGGCTTGACAGAAGTAAAAAAACCTGATACAATGGGTTTGTAGGATAAAGAAACAAGCAGTAGAAAGAAAAGTAATAAAAAGCTTGACAATGTAGCAAAGTATGATATAATGTTTACATTGAGTAGGAAGAGCAAAGTGCAATCGGCTCTATAAAATACCCGGTCAAAACGGGAAACTTCTGAAAGGAAGATTGGGACCAGAACCTAGGCGCAGAACATCGCAGCTACACAAGATCGAAACCACATAGTTTCAACGTGGTCAGTGTCTTTTTGGCACTCTGATGAGATCATCAGCAATACAATTATCAGGAGATAATTATGAAAGTAAAAGTAAATGGAACTAAATTCAAAGTATCTATTATAGGTACAATGTCTAATGAGATGAATGACGCTTTTGCTACTGAGTTACGAGTATTCTATGCTAAATTTGGAAAATTTGTAAAATCAGTAGAAATCGATGCTTCAGGAAAATCGCACTATGTAATGACAGTTGTTGCTACAAATGGCACTTCAGAGAGAGTTACTTTCTCTACAACAAATGGTGGCACTGTAGGTGTGTATATCAAATATGCTAACGCTTTTATGAAAACTGTAATGGCTTAGTAGTAAAGATCGAAACCCTCTTTGGAGGGTCTGCAATTTAATATTGCACTGAAGAGATCAGAAATTTTAAGGAGTATTATTATGAACTACAAAAAAGCAGTTGCAAGAAGAAACAGAGTAAAAGGTCCTTGGGCTTTTGCTAAAGGTAACTCTAATGCTAAATATGTAAGAACAGTAAGAGAGTTAAAAAACAACGCTAACGCATCAGAATTACTAAAATTAGCGTAATTATGGTCAAACCTAACCCTTGTCGTAGCAAGGGATTTTGGCATAAAACCTTTAAGTATGAAGGGGAAATAAATTAATTAAAAGGAGTATTAAAATGGTAACTATTTATTTATCAGATGAAGGAAGGGTTGTAAATTATGATGGTGATGAAGTAACAAATATTTCAGCAGACTCAATCTATTGGATGGATGATTTAAAGGCCAATGGATCATTAGAAGTTGAATCATGTGACGAGGTGTAATATGGCAATTGTAAATGTATTAAAGAAGTGTTCTGTTTGTAAGAAGGCTAAGGCCATTTTTATGAATAATGGCTTTGGTTATTGTGGTAGGTCAAGCATGTTAGGAACTATGAATATGCTTGGCTACTGCAAGGCTAAGAAGGTAGAATCGCCAGAATTGAAGAAGTATGTATCAAGGATGGCTAAGTTAGGAATGGACTATTAGTGTGATTTTTGGGTGATTTATAAGTCATTGATTTTAAAGACTTTTATTTTGCCCAAAATGACCTCTAAAGCGATTTAAGCGCCTGTGTTGATTTGAATGTATGGTTGTATAAAAAACATTATTTATTTCACCACGAGCCTTAAAATGCGTTATACTGAATACGGGGGTGCTATGGTTTCGACAGTATGTAAAATTCATTTAGCATATTGGACGCGAGTTCAATTCTCGCCACCTCCACCAATTTAATTAGGAGAAAGTTATGAGAAAAACGCCAGTAAATAAATACTCTAAAGTAGAATATAGAGTAATGGGTTGGAGATTCGATGGTAACGGAGATAAAGTAATAAAAAAAACAAGCTCTTTATCTACAGCAGATGATTGGGCAAACTCAAATTCAGAATACTGGATTGAAAAGTATAAAGATGGCGAGTATGTAGATGATGTTGCTTGTGATAACAATTACGAGTATGATGAATATGAAGATGTTGGCTATAGTGCTGATGTTGGAACTTATTAAGGCTTATTTTAGGCAAATATGGGGAAACCAAAGTCGTTGATATGACTGCGGTTTCATTAAAAAACCTTTAAGTATGAAGGGGAAATAAAAAGGAGAAAGTTATGGGAATTAAGGCAAAGAATAGGTTTTCAAGTTTGATTTACAAGTGTAAGAATTTATCTTATGCTTCAGTAAGGAACAAGTCGCCTGAAACTAGGTTAAGGTTAATTATGGACAACATTGAGAAGATCAACGCTATTGATTTAACCTTAGGTTATAGGGTAGACAAGAATAAGGCAGCAGTAACTGAAGGATTAAGGGAAGAAGCAATCACAAAGTGTTGGGAGTATTACAACATGGTATTATCAAGGGTTGATTCTACAAAGGACGAATCGTGGAATGGGGCCAAGTGGAACTCAGCAAAGGGTGTAATGGAGTATGACAACGTTTACTTCTATGGCACCTCTAACGAGTTAGACGAGTATGTTGGAGCTGAATTATCAGGCGAAAACTCAGTTACAAAGGTTGTAAGGTACGAATAACAATAAAAGGAGCAATATTATGGAAAAGTATGTATATGAAGAAAGTGATGTATGGGTAGAAGATGACGTAGAGTTTGTATCTTATGACTCTACTAACGATGAAGGTTCTAACGATGGTTGGGATTCTAGTGGGTATGATGTTAATTATGACGACAAGGATGACTGGTCGTGAAATATACACCATACGGATTACCCATATTAAATGGTAAAAAGTTAGTAAAAGAAATTAAGGTTTGGACTTGGAAGAAAACAGGAAAGTATGGTTTAACAAGAGTCCAAACAACTAGAAGAATTTATAATTAGGAGAATAAAATGGATACTAAAATACACGCATTAGATATACTAAAAATGAAAAACGTATGTTTGTCTGCAACTGACAAGAGATTGTTGATTGGTGATTTAAATTTGGACGAAAAAAGGTACTACGGAAATTGGTTATTGGCCGAGGAAAGCAAGATTGAAGCTGATGATGTAGATGAGTTAGATGTTGAGAAAGATGTAAAGTTTGGGAACAAGACTTATGAAGATGGGTTGGAAAAATTTGTTAACAATAGAGATTAGGAGAAAGATATGTTTAAAAGCAAGATATTTAAAGATGCAGCAGAGATGGAAGATGTCATAGGAGATACAGAGTCGCCAGGGTTTGTTGTTAACGAAGGAGATAGTTTAGTTGACAAGTTTAACGCTGGTGATGACTCTGTTATGGCTAGGATGGGTGGCGCATTAAAAACAGACGTTAACATTGATGGTAAGTTTGCAAGTGCCGTTTTTGAGAGGGACTTCATCTTAGACGTTAAGACAGAAGCTGGAACTGGCATACAAGAGTTGTTAGTAGACGCTTGGACAGGAAGGTTGTATGGCTTGGTAGTAGTGGGTGATGTTTCAGAGTTATACGCAATCTTAGACTGGAGAATGGTAATAGAAACATTTGAAACAAAAAATGAAGCTGAAGAAGTAGTAATGACTTTTAATTTGCCGGTTTATGAGGAATTGAAAGACGGTAAGTGGGTGCCAGATACGAATACGTCTGCATCTGTAATGGAAATGGGCTTTATGAAATACGCGAAGGATAACGTTAATTTTAAGGAGAGCTTTAATGAATAAAGAAGATAGAACAGAATGGAAAGCAATTGCAGTAGTGGCTGGTATTTGGATCACTACATTAACATTAGCAATTGTGCCGTGGGATAACTGGGGTATACTTAGTGGGGGTATTGTATGAAAACAAAACACAGAAAAGCACCAAATGCAAGAGGTGTATTAGATAATTTAGTTATCACAGCAGAGCATTTAGCTTCTTTTTTAACTAGAAGAGATAAACCACCTCAAGTAACATTGGAGAGAATTGCTAATTTAGCTGAAAAAGCTATTAATTATAAGCATACACATAAAACAGATATTTCTAGTAATTTAGATAATCTAACTAAAGATGAAAAAAGAAAGTTAGAGCGTGTTGCTTACTGGAAAGAAAAGGAAGGTGTTGATGTAAAAGAAAGTTTTATTGTAAAAGATGGGGTAAAAGTGTATTTTGATAACAGGCCTAGCGCAGAACTGCAGCAAGAAAAACAAAGGGCAGATTGTATAGCTAAAATTTGGGAGTGTTACAGAGTTGTACAGGAAAATGAAATTATGCACCCAGCTGAGAGCGGTAAGGACGAAAGCTGGGGAGGAGCAAAAGAAATAGATGGTAAATGGACACCTGAGCCTATTACATATTATGGAGATGCATTAGAGGATGTATTAGCTAGTGAGCTACATGGTGAAAAAGCACAGGGAATTATAAATACTAAAAATGAGGAGGAATAATGAATATAGAAACATTAACAAAGAAGTTGGGTATACATGAAAAAACATTAAAGATACCTACAAGGTATATGCCAGAAGTATTAAATATTTTGACATACATGAAAAACGAAACTAAAAAGAGGGCTAAAAAATGAAAAAAACGCCAATACACGCATTAACAATGACAGTAGTAATATTAGTATTTGCTTGGTTGTTTATAGAGAGGGCAAATGCGGATGATTTATTTGGAGGTGAGAGTTTCTTTGCCTCTACGCCAACAAAGTCAGACACAACAACTATTTGGAAAGGTGATGGATCGTTAGTAATTATACAAGGGGCTGAAAAAGCTGGGTATGTAATTAAAGGTGATTCAGATGGTTCTGACATTGAGTATTTTGTTGTGCCAAAAGATGATGGTTCAAGCACTTTTATCTATGATGATGGATTGACTATTTGTAACTCTTCAATGGGTTGTTATTAGTAAAAAGTGAATCTAAAAAACACGTTGTTTTTTCCTTTGCAATCATAGTGTTGCAGAGGAAATTATAAATTCGATATTAGGGTTGTAGGGGGTAATAAATATGTCAGATGAACGAGAAGTAATTTTTGAAGATGATAACGCAGCAATAGAAATACCGGATGATGACATCCAATGGTCTCATGAGGTACTCAATCAATTTGAGTTACTTATAGACACGTTAGGGATTGAAACAGTGATGTTTTTAATGTCTCAGGAACATGAGGAAGTTGTCTCAAACTGGATCTCAAACAAGGTTGACATTCAGCACAGAACCAAGCAGTAGTAAGGGAAGTTTAGTTTTAAACAGAAAAAGAAAAAGAAATAGAAAAAGAAAAAGAATACATAGCACAGAAGTAAACTTAATATTAATTAAACGGAGGAACTATGAAGAAAAGAATTAATGAAAAACCATTTTACTATAACCATGTAATTAATGAATTTATAGTAGATACATTGCATTTGGATATACTAGATAGATACGCATTTCTAACGCTTATATGGGAAGCACATAGACAAAGAGGTATACTTACTAACGAATCGTTAGGTAAGGTATACAAAGCAAATAAAGAAATTCCTATAGAAACATATAGAAGTGTCTTATTTGAGTTTTTTGATGTTGATGAAGATGAAAGCTATACAAATAAAAGAGTAACTGCTGATTTAGAAAATACCAATCAGCATAAAGAAATTTCTAGTAAAGGTGGTAAAACATCTAGCTTACAAAAGATGATTAATTCAGATAAACGAATAGATGAGTACAATCAGATACATGATGCTTATCCATCTAAAAGAAGAGTTGCTAGAAGGGAAGGATTAGCTCTATATTGTAAGCAATTACAAGACGATAAAAGAATGACGTTTAAAAGAATAATGGAAGTAGTTAAGGGATTTGATTGTCAACCACAATATTATCCTCAACTTGATACTTTACTTAGAGACACACAAGGCAAGTATTGGAAGGTTGAGAAAGAAGAAGCAAAGGTTGATAGAACTGTTATTGCTAACGAGTTAGCGAAAGAAAACAGTAATTTTTGGGGATTAACTAAGGAGGAACAAAATGAAAGAATTAATAGCTATTCAAAGTGAAATAAATGTACCAAAGAATCAACGTAACAACTTTGGCAACTATAACTATAGAAGTTGTGAAGATATACTAGAAGCAGTTAAGCCTTTATTAAAGAAACATAATGCATCAATAGTAATTACTGATGAAGTAAAGGAAGCTGCTGGAATACCTTATGTAGAAGCTACTGCAGTCTTTAAGGCTGGCGATACAAAAGCATTAAGCGTGCGCGCACAAGCTGGGATCAATCCTAACCGCAAGGGTATGGACATAGCTCAAAGCTTTGGCTCAAGTAGCTCATATGCTAGAAAGTACGCATTAGCTGGCTTACTGTTACTAGATGACACTAAAGACTCTGATACACAGGATAATTCTAAGGCTTCAGATGAAGAAATGGTGTTTGACCTGTGAATAACGAAGCATTGATACAAGGTAGTGATGAATGGCACGCAGCTAGAATTGGAAAGATAACAGCATCTAGGTTAGGTGATATAATGAGAACCACAAAGTGGGGGGAGTCTACTTACAAAGCAAAGGTTAGATTAGAACTTGCTATAGAGCGTATTACAGGCAAGTCAGCATCATCTGTTGTAATGAATGAAGCCATGAGAAATGGGGTAATTCGTGAGCCTGATGCAAGAAAGTTATTTGAAGCTATTACAGGTAAGGAAGTTGCAGAGGTAGGATCGTTTGATCACCCTACTATAGTTAATACGGCAGCAAGTCCTGATGGATTGATTAGAGGTGAGAATGCTTGTTTGGAACTTAAGTGTCCTACACATGTAACACACGCTAAAAACTTAATGTCTGACAAGATGCCAAAAAACTATATATACCAGGTGCAACATCAGATCCAATGTACGGAAAGTGAATTTGCATATTTTGCAAGTTACCACCCAGACTTTCCAAAAGATTTACGACTTAAAATCGTAAAAGTCGCCAGAGACGATGAAGTAATAAATTCTCTAAACACAGCAATTCGTAAATTTGATATTGAAATTGAAGAATTGATAACTAAAATTAAAAAAGGAGCAAGTTAATATGGCTGAAGAATATTCAAATGAAAACTCATTCGCACTATTTAAGAATGACAAAGGCGACAACGACGCAAGACCTGATTACACAGGAAATGTAACTCTACCTGACGGGACAGAAATGCGTATGGCGGCATGGATAAAGGAGTCTAAATCAGGGCTTAAGTTTTTAAGTGGTCGCTTATCTGAACCACAACCTAAGGCTAATGTAGCAAATGCAGCAGTTGAAGGCGAGGATGCAGTACCATTCTAATAGAGGAGGTCTTAACTAGATTTGATGGTGTAAGGGAAACGGGCAAGGGTCAACACTCTTGCCAGTGTCCAGCACACGAAGATAAGAGTGCATCACTAGGAATTAAGGAAGGCGATGGAGGACGTATATTACTAAATTGCTTTGCTGGTTGTGATGTTAAATCAATCTTAGACTCAGCTGGTTTAGACTGGAAAGACATACTGCCTGATAATAAGTTATATCAAGTAGAAAAACATAGCTTTAATCCTTTTGCAGTATTGAAGATGATTAGAGATGAAGTATTAATAATAGGTTTAGCAAGTGCAGATATACGCAAAGGCAAACCACTTAACGATACAGATCACGCTAGGCTGTTAAAGGCTGTAGGCAACGTAAGGGATTGTTATAGTAAAACAAAATAGGAGAGAATATGAATACAGTATATAAGTTGTCAGGTGGTGTTAAGGACTACTTAGTTACACCATGGGCAAAAGGAGCATTTAAAGCTAGATCTTATTTAAGGGCTAGAGGAATTGATGCTATTGTAACAAGGTATAAAGAAGTAGCTAACAAGTGGGTTAAAGGGGGTGTAAGGTGACAGCACAATCGTTAGAAGATATATTAGTAACCGATAAAGAAATATCAGGTTACATGAACAAGAGGGATAATCAGGAACATCTAAAGATTAAGAACCCTTCTGAATATGTAGAGGATGTAAAAGAATACTTTAATGAGGACTTAACTGGTGGACTAGGTTTACCATTTCACAAGACTCATACAGATTTTAGAATAAGAGAAGGTGAGGTATCATTAGTCACTGGTTACTCAGGTCATGGCAAGTCAGCATGGCTAAACTATGTAATGTTACATCTGTTGCAACAACAGAAAACAATGATTGCATCTTTCGAGATGTTACCTAAACAGACACTAGGTAGAATGTGTCAACAAACAGGCGAAGCTATGCCGAATGATGAATATATTAAAGACTTTGTTAATAAGCTAGAGAAAAGACTTTGGATGTATGATCCACAAGGTGAAACATCAGCTAAAAAAGTGCTTGAGGTTATTTACTACTGCGCTGAAAAGCTTGGTGTTAAACTTATGGTTATTGATTCACTTATGAAGTGTGGAGTAGCTTCAGAAGACTATGCTAGACAGAAAGAGTTTATTAATAGCTTGTGTGTTGCTGCTAGAGACCTAGGAATACATATATTCTTGGTTGCTCATAGTAGAAAGACAGCATCAGAAGATGATGGCAGTAGCAAGTTTGATGTATCAGGAAGTTCAGATATAACTAACTTAGTAGACAATGTATTATCTGTTCACAGAAACAAGAAACGTGAGAGAGAGATGGCTGAAGGTGGTATTGATGATAAGGTTATGCAACAGTCGCCATGCTCAGTATTTTTACTTAAACAGCGTCATGGACAAGGAACTGAAACTAAGTGGGGATTCGGATACAAACCTAAAACGTTTGAATATACCGAAACTTGGTAATGATGATTAAAGACTTCATTAAAAGCATTAAGAAGACATTTGGAGAGGGGGTTGAGTTTAAGGCTACCTCTAAAGAAGGTAAAATTTTTAGGAGCAAAGGCTATGACAAGTTACAAAGTGACATCAAACGAGGAGTTGGAGAACGTAAGACAGCAGATTGGTGAGCTAGACTTAACCAAAGCCTGGGAAATAGAAGTAAAGCCGTTTGCTTTTAACAGAAGCACTCAGCAGAACAAGAAATATTGGAAGCTGATAAAAGAGCTTGCTAACTACTTAGGCTATAGTGAGCATGAAATGCACGAGCTTATGAAATATAAGTTTCTTAGCTACAAACAAGAGCTTTTAGGTGATGAAATGGTAGTTATACCATCAAGCTCTAAGCTGACGATTAAGGAATTTGTAGAATTTTTATCTAAGGTAGAAAGGTTTGCAGTAGATTTAGGGTTTAAATTAGATGTATCACAATATGGTTACTAAAAGGAGAAGCAAGATGACACAGTACAGTAAAGTAATGGTAATTGGGGATTTACATATACCCTATCACCACAAAGACTCTTTTGCGTTTCTTAGAGCGTTAAAGAAGAAGTATAAAGGTTTTGATCTTGTTGTTGGAATCGGAGATGAAATTGATTGTCATGCAATCAGTATGCACGACTCTGACCCGGACCTACCTAGCGCTGGAGATGAGTTAGTTTTAGCTAAAAAATATGTTAAGGATTTAGAAAAGATATTTCCTGATGTTACACTAGTTGATTCTAATCATAGTAGCTTAGTATATAGAAGAGCATTGAAGTATGGTTTACCTAAGGCCTATCTAAAATCTTACAACGAATTTTTGGACGTAGGAAAAGGTTGGAAATGGGTACAGGACCTAACTGTTACTCTTAACGATGGATCTAGGTGTTTCTTTACACATGGTATGTCAGCTAATGTGTTAAGCATAGCTCAAAAGTATGGTATGCACACAGTACAAGGACACTACCATAGTAAGGCTAGTATTCAATACTTTAGTAACCCTGATAAATTAGTATGGGGCGCACAAACAGGTTGTTTAACTAACCAAGACTCATTAGCATTTGGTTATGCTAAAAACTTTAAGGATAGATTCATTATGTCATCAATAGTTATTGTAGACGGACAACCTAGATTGCACCCTATGGTTATTAAGGATGGTAAATGGATAGGGAAAATTGTGTAATGGCTACCAAAGCAGAAAAAGCTTACCTAAATAAACTTTCTATGTTTGGCTGCTGTGTGTGTCGTTGGTATTGTGAGGAATCAGACCCTCCACCAGCAAACATACATCACATCAGAGATAAGACTGGTATGGGTATGAAAGATGCAGACATGATACCATTATGCCATACACATCATCAAGGAAAGATGGGTATACATCAGATAGGAAAGAAAACATGGGAAGATAGATATGGGACACAGCGTGAATTACATAAACGATTACAGGAGGAATTATGAATATAGTAAACGAAGTAGATTATCAATATGATGAGGGCAATGCAATGACAAAACAAGTAGGTGGAAATCATTACTCTAAACTAGCTATTCAGCCAGTAGAGTATATAAATGCAAATAAACTTACTTATTTACAAGGTAACGTTATTAAGTATGTAACAAGATACAAAGATAAGAACGGGCTTGAAGACTTACAAAAGGCAAAGCATTACATTGAATTATTAATAGAACTAGAGGAAAAATAATGGCTTATAGCAAACAGGTGTTAGATCATTACGAGAACCCAAGAAACGTAGGAAGCTTAGATAAAGCTGACCCTAACGTTGGAACTGGTATGGTTGGTGCACCAGCTTGTGGTGATGTTATGAAGTTACAGATTAAAATTTCTAACGATGTTATTGTAGATGCTAAGTTTAAGACTTATGGGTGTGGCAGTGCTATTGCATCCTCATCATTAGTAACAGAGATGTTAAAGGGCAAAACATTAGACGAAGCCCAAAACATTAAGAATACAACTATTGTTGAAGAGTTAGCATTGCCACCAGTTAAGATTCATTGTTCTGTATTGGCTGAAGATGCTATCAAGGGAGC